CCTAGATGATGTTGTGTTACATAAAGATAAAGTGCTAGCGGAAGTTATCTTCCTTACACATAACTTTAAGAAACACAAAGTCAACTTACAGAGGCACCCAAATGCTGAAGTAACGCTGTGGACACCGGATATACAAGAGATTAAGAAGTCACAATATGGTGGCGAGAACCTGAGATATAAACTTAAATTCAAGGGTAAGTTTATACAGCAGTTTAAAGAATTGCACGGGAGTATTATTCCTTGGAACACTATTAGATATATATTTTAATTATGGAACTACCAAAAACTGTGGTAAAGGCGAGCCGTAAATCGCCTAAGAACATGATAATCTATGGTCCACCTAAGATAGGTAAGACTACAGTATTATCACAATTGAAAGACTGTTTGATTATTGACTTGGAGGATGGCTCCGATATGGTTGACGCCCTAAAAGTTAAAGTTAACAGTTTGAAAGAACTTGGAGATGTTGGTAAAGCAATCATCAAAGAGGGAAGACCGTACAAATACATTGCTATTGACACTATCTCAAAGCTTGAGGAATGGTGTGAAGCTGATGCAAAGGTATTGTACATGCAGACTCCTATGGGTAAAAGCTTTGAGCAGAAGAACCCTGGCGCGTCAGTACTATCATTGCCTAACGGCGCTGGCTACTTATACTTACGTATAGCCTACAAGAAATGGATAGACAGACTGAACAAACTAGCGGATCACATAATCTTAGTTGGTCACCTAAAGGACAAGATGCTTGAGAAGAAAGGCAAAGAGGTTGCTGTAAAGGACCTTGACTTGACTGGTAAGATCAAGCAGATTACTTGTGCTAACGCTGATGCTGTTGGTTATATTTACAGAGAAGATGATACCACTATGGTTTCATTTAATTCTTTGGATGATATTACTGCCGGTTCACGTTGTCACCACTTAAAGGGAGAGACCATGCCCTTAGACTGGTCTAAAATATTTATTGATTAACCGCTTAATATTTAAACAAATGATTGAAGCACGCACAAACAACCCTGGCGAGGACACGCAGAAAAACCAAACACCAGAAACTATAACCGTGACTATGATTCTAGAAGATCTAGATAATGGTATTGATCGTAATGGTATCAAAGACAAGTATGGCTTACAGAGTTGGGAAGTAAAACAAATGTTTGAACACCCAACATTGAAAGGCAAGAAAGCAAGGAAGGTAAGAAAACTTTCTTTCAACTTTGTAGATGATACTACAACAGATCCTAACCAGACTAGTATTGATGTAGAAGCTCCAGATGTAGATGTACATACGGAAGCGTCTATGATTGTAGAGGCTACTCCTGAGCTAAGTCATCTTAATGACTTTGAACAAGAGGATGACACGGACAGTTTTGATTATTAATTATTAAATTTATTATTTATGGCTATTAAAAGCAATGACAGTAATGTCGAAGTAGCAGGTGGAGGAGTAAAACTATACTCTGGCCTTGCAAATTTTAATGTAATTGCAGTTAACCCTACTATGGCGGAACTGCATGAACTAGGAATCATGGTAAAACAAGATCCTAACTATTATGTAGAACTTAGCGGTATTGAATACTTTAAGCTTACATTCTGGATTAAGAATGATGACCTTACTACAAGGTTTGACATCTTGATGAATGGTAATGAGCGTGTATCTCAGTCTGGTAAGCACCAATGGCTAAATGCTGTGGGTCAGTCTACATGGTCAGAGGGTGAACCTGAGTACGATTGGTACAAGAAAGAAGGTTTACGTAAAGCCTTAGTTGGCGAAGAAACTCTTATCAACTTTGTTAAGCAGTGGGCTAACGTTGCTAATGGTGACGAAGTTTACTTTGATAGTATAGCAAAAATTGTTAAAGGCGATGTAGCTGAAGTTAAGGCTTTGGTTGGATTACTAGCAAGCAATCAAGTTAGACTATTGATCGGCGTTAAAGATGGTAAGTATCAAACTGTGTACACAAAAGTATTTGGCCGTGTAAAGCCACAGCGTGATGACATCTTTGCTAAGAATCTTAACGACGAGTACGGCTCGTTCAATGCTGAATTTGACACTACTTTAGGGTGGGGTTTATTTAGTCCTGAACTAGCAGTAGTAGCTCCAGATAAGGAAGATGCCACGGTATCAGAAGAAGACGACTGGGTGTAACCTTGTAGTCTTTTGGCCAAGTTAAATATGGGGAGTGTAAAAGCTCCCCATTTTTTATATAAATTAGCAAACTTATGATTAAGAGCAGAAACAGTGAAATTCACCTATCGAAAGAGATGGTGCTGAGCAGGATAACAGAGATAGATATATTCTCATATTACTGCAGTCCTTTCCAGGATCTTGGCGTACCGTTTTGTAGTGATCTGCGTGAAGACAATAGTCCATCTGTGTCTATTGTACTTTGGAAAGGCAGGTTATTATACAAAGACTTTGGTCACCCTGAGCATACCTTTGACTGTTTCTCATATGTATCTTGTAAGTATAATTGTAATTTCTTTGAAGCCTTGCGCATCATTGATAATGATTTTAGATTGGGACTAGCTCACATAAATAGTGCGGCAGAGTTTACAAAAGGTTATATGGCATTTAGATCTTCTAAAGTTGTAAAGCCTAAACCTGTTGTTATTATTAGAAAGAGAGCTAGGGCTTGGATGAACAAAGACGCAGAGTTTTGGTCAAAGTATTTGATTAGTAAAAAAACTTTATGTACTTTTGGAGTTCGCCCTATCACACACTATTGGATTAACACTAATAGATTTAGTTGTGACTTAAGCTATGCTTATAAAATGGGAACTAAATTTAAAATCTATTCACCTTATGATGAAATTAAATGGATTAGTAACACTACTAAGCAACATATACAAGGATATAATCAATTACCTAAAGAAGGAGATCTCTGTATTATTACATCAAGTCTCAAAGATGTTATGTGCTTGTTCGAAATGGGTATCCCCGCAATCGCCTTGCAATCAGAAATGCAAATGCCCGAAGCCAAGACGATCAAAGAGCTCCAAGAAAGGTTCAAAAAAGTAGTACTATTCTATGATAATGATTTTACAAATCCTGGTAACCCTGGTCAGACTATGGCTGCTAAGATCTGTAAAAAGTATTATCCTATGAGTAATATATATTTACCAGAGGATTATGAATGTAAAGATTTATCAGACTACATAGCTAAATTTGGCAGAACAGAGGGATTGAAAACAATTATACAATTACAAATATGAGTAACAGAGAAGTAGGAAATTTTAGATATAAAACCAATAAAGAAGTTAGACGTAAGATAGATAGAATTCTACATGATACTGTAATTATGTTTGCCAACCTAGGTACTGGTACGCCATTAGACGTAGGTAGTAAAGAAGAGGCAAAGAGATTAGAAGTAGACATGCTAGATAAAATTAAAGATATTGACGAAGACTTTTACCACGACAGGCTTAAGATACAACGCAGTGAAGAGAAGAACGAAACAAACCAAGAACAAGAAAGTTAGGAACGCCGTTTCTAAAGTATATAAAGGAATCAAGTTTAGATCTAAGCTTGAGTTATTTACGTACAAGAAATTAGAAGAGGCAGGAATAAAATCTTTATATGAAAAGAAGAAGTATGTTCTTATGGAAGGGTTTCGCTTTGAACAAGAGAGTATCGAGCCAAGTAACAAGAAAGCTACAAAAGGAGAGTATATAAATAATGCTGACAAGGTCAGAGATATTACGTATACACCAGATTTTGTAGACCCTAATGGTAAATGGATTATAGAAGTCAAAGGCTTTGCTAACGACGTCTTTCCTTTAAAATGGAAACTGTTTAAAAATCACCTACAACAGACAGGCAACCCGCCTGTATTATACCTACCTAAGAATCAAGGTCAGGTAATCAAAACAATCGAACTAATTAAACAACTTTAATTTATGGAATACACAGAAGAATTGCTCCTCCGTCTGGATGGGCTTGGGATTACTATGTCTAGTGGTCCCGTGGACACTCTTCGTCAGCTAGATCAGCTGTACGAAAGTACAAGGTACAATACATTTGGATACCTTGAGGACTTGGAAAAGTTTGATAGAATCTTTGAGCCTGTATACGGCTTAGAGTTCTTTATACTAGTTAGAGATGTGCGCAGGCAATTTAAAAGAGAGCTTGAGTTTTATGAGCTAGCAGTAGATTTAAGAGAAATACACGAACAAACTAAAATTAATAAACATGAGTATAAAAACGATTGACAAACAGATCAAGGGATCTGAAGGTCTAGCAAAGAAGATTAACAAAGGCGCAGAGAAGATGGTCTTTGACATCTTACAATCAACACAGTATTCTACACCTATCCCGTCTACCGTACGTGAGTTGGCTACCAATGGTGCAGATGCACAGCGTGAGAAGGAGATGGCTATAGAAATACTAACTGGTAAAGCTAATGTAGAAGACTATTATATTGAGCGCCACGGCGAACAGTACAGTGATAGTAACTTTGATATTAGCTATTACAACCTGGATCATTTAGATGCAGAGAACAACGACGTACTAATTACATACAAAGAGAACGAAGGAAC